ATATTTATAAATAATTTTTTACTACCTTGTAATCTGGGAATATTTTCTCCCCAATTTAATATATTTGTATCTTTAAATATTTCATTTGATATATCAACTGTATTATTATTATTAATTTTAAAGTGATGGTCTATAATATTATCTATTATAAAATTTTTATTATTTAAATCAAAATCAAGTAATTTTTCTAAATTTTTAATTTCATTATTCATTTAATATATATTAAGTAAATAAATATATAAAAATATTCGCATAAAAAATGATATATAATTAAAATATTATTATTATAATGAATAAGATAAATATATTAAATGGCACATATATGTATATTATTGAAACAGAACCTTATGAACCAAATAAAGATAGTTATGAAAGGGCGTGGTATATCATAAATAATTATGATAAAGAAAATTATAATAAGATAGTATCTGAATCAATTATTAAAAATAATATTAAAAATGGAATGAATTATGAATAAATTTTCTTAAAATGAAAAGCTAAAAATACTGAAAATATAGTAGTAATAAAGTTGAGTAAAACAAATAATATTATGAAAGGAATAATATAATATAGTAAGTGAATAAGTAATGGTTTTATAATTTCTTTTTTTATATTAGATTTAGATAATTCTTCTTTAATATAATCAATTAAAATATTAGATATATCGCAGTTATCATTATTTTCTTGCGTCATATTATTTTTAAGGTATATCTTATTATAAAACAGAATATATTAAATAGATAATGAACGACATTATAAAATTGAAAAAACCTTTAATTAAAAAAAATGCTTATATATCGGTGCCTCGTGAAAATATAGAATTGATTTTTGATGATATTAAAATTAAAGATATTAAAAGAATAACAAATAAATCAAATACTTCTAAAATAGAAATAATATTAAATGATATAAATCAGAAGCAACTTAAAGATATTGATATTAAAACTTTTAATTATTATAAGAAAAACAATAAAAAATGGTTTGATAATAATTTAAATGATGCGGAATTAGACGATTTATTTTATAGTTCATTTTGCGAACAAACGAATACACTGGATATATTATTATCTAAAAATAGTGAGATAATATTAAATAATAAAGCGGAGGAATTGAATACAAATGTGTTAGAAAAAATAAAAAAGGAAACTAATTATAAGATAAATGTTGATATAGAATTAATTGGTTTATATATATATAAAAATTTAATAAAAAATAAATGGTTGATAAAGAAAATAGTAATAGAGGATATAACAAATGATATAGTAGATATTAATAATAAAGAATTAGAAAAAGAATGGAATGAAACATTGATAGAAACATTGGATATATTGGAAGAAAAAAAGAAAGAATATGATAAAAAAAAAGAGGAAATAGATAATTTTAAGGAAATAAATATAAATTTAATGTCTGAAATAAAAGATATTCGGGATTTAAATTTATGGAATAAAAAAATAAATATCTTAAAAAATAATATCAAGAATATTTTATCTATTAATGATAATAGATAGATAAAAAATATTAAGGTATGGCTTCAAATAATACTATTGTTATATCATTTTCAATTGCTTTATTCTTATTATTAATATTATTGTTATTGATAACATATAATTCTAAATGTCAAATGAATAATATGGATAAATTAGAAACTTTTGTTAGTGCTCCTTCTCCTGGAACTCCATATAACGGAAATGTAACATCGAGACCCCCGGTATCTATACCTCCTTCTCAATATATGCCTTCGCCTGTAGCACCCCCTCAATCTGTTGCTGATATACAACAAGAAAGTAAACCAACAGCAATAGGTAGAGATTCCGCTTTCTTTAGAGACTCGCCACTTGAAGCAGCCGATCCATTAGGTGTTTCTTATCCCTCTAAAGTAGAATCAACTAAACCAAAATCGGAAGGAACTGCTAATAAATTAAATCCTGAAAATTCGCTATCTTGCTTTCCAAGAGAAAGATTAACTTCAGATGATTTATTGCCTCAAGATGCTAATTCAAAATGGGCGAAAGTAAATCCAACAGTAGAAGGAGAATTAGAAGGTAGTTTCTTAACTGCCGGATATCATATTGGAATAAATACTTCGGTGGGTAGAAATAATAGTTTAGATATTAGACATGAGCCAATGGCACCACAAATACCAGTAAGTCCTTGGGGTATTAGTACAATAGTACCTCAGCAAAAAACAAATGGTTTATATGATATTGGAAGTGGTTGTTTAAATGAATAATTAATTTATTTTTCCTTTATATTTAAATATTTATTATAAACGCACAAATACTTAAGAATTATGTATAAATATTATTTAATGACTAAAAATAATTGTCAAGAATTATTATTTAAATCACTTAATGATTATTATAATAGGGATAATAATTATAAAAAAATATTTAATGATATTATTTCCGGAAAACATAAATTGTCTTTAAGATTAATTGATTGGTTAGTTACACATTACGCAAGAGATAATAATATTTATTATTGGCACGATAAAGATACTATATATTATGAAATGCCTTCTAATAAAGAAAATATAAAAAAAATAAATGTTTATCTTGATTATCGTGCTCAATTGAAATCATACACAAAATTATATTTCGATACTTTTAGAAGACATGAGCGTATTAGTTTTTATATAGATAATGACAAAATGATAGAAACAACACTTGGTCAGTTAAATTTTTTTAGATGGATATTTAATAATAATATATTATTATATGCTGAAAAAAATTATGAATCTATTTATAATAATATGATAGACTTTAATAAAAATAATAAAAAAATAAAAAAAAATAATAATAAACAACATATTATTAATATAAAATCTATATTAACTTTTAATTAACTTTTAATTTTTAAAAAACCTTCATCATTCCATAATCTTCCAGATTCTAGTGGTTCGCTTGTTGGTAAGTTATTTAATCGTATATCTATATTTGAACTATTTGTACTAATTATACTTAATGAATTTTCAATATTACTAAAATCTACGGATATTATATTACGATTATCTATTACTATATTTTTTCCTTGTGACAAAGAAAAACCTCTTGGTCCTCTATCTCCCCTATCTCCTTTATCGCCTTTATCACCTTTTAAACCTTGTGGTACAACTATATCTGTTGTACCATATGTAATGTCACCAACCTGTGCTAATATATTATTACTTGTATCTTTGAAAATTATTTCAGACATATTATCACCTTTTAAACCTTGCGGTCCTATAGGTCCCTGAGGACCAATATCACCAGTATTACCTTTCAAACTTCCTGTTTCTAAATTTAAAGATTCTTTGGTGCCATTTATAATTAAACTATTTCTTTGAGGATTATAGAATATTGATGTAATACCATCACCGTCTCTTCCTCTTATATCTTCTGTAGTAAAATTATTACCATTATCAGTTGTAAATGTTAATGTACCCATTATATTATTATAACTAATGTCACTAATTCCATCACCCGGAGGTCCCTGTAGTCCTTGAATTCCTTGAAGTCCTGTATCACCTTTATCTCCTTTTAGACCTCTGGCTCCCTGAGGTCCTTGAAAATGATCAATATCATCGTGAGTTAGATATACGGTACCACCCGATATATTAAGATTTTCAACTGTTAAAATACCATTTATATATAAATTGTTATTTAATTCTAATGTTTCTTTGTCAAAAATTGAAAATCTTTCGGTAATATATTCTAATCTTCTAATATAATTTGATGTATTTATAAAATCAATGGGATGAGTATTTTCATGCCAGTATAATTCATTAATATCATTAACCGATAAAAAATAGTTAGAATTTATATTATAATTATTTATATTGTCAGGCAATACGTATTCTATATTACGTAATAAATTATTATTTGCTTTTAATACTAAACTTCTATTATTACTGTTATTAAAAGTTATATTACAAGTCGTCAATCCATTTTTTATATATAAAAAATTATCATTATTAAATATACTATTATTAATATCATTATTTTGATAACCTACACCTACTTTATTTTTATTTCCAATCAATATTGTATTATCTATATTTTTTAATAATATATTATCAATATTTGTTATTATTTCATTATTATCTTGTAAATTATTACCAATATATATATAATTATTATATAAATTTGTATTAATTATATTATTACTATTCCCTATTATTAACGAATTTGATGTATTATTTACTAAATTATAATTTCCATAAATATTATTTTTATAATTTGTATTTATATTATTACGTGTACCATAAATATTTGTATAATATATATTATTATCAGAAACATTATTATTATTACCGATAATATTTGTATTTTCAATTTTATCAATTCTATTATTATTATATTTTCCAATTAATATATTTTCTTTTGAATTATTTAAATAATAACCACTATTTTCTCCTATTAATATAGTTTTTGAAATATTATCGGCATTAATACCAGAATTTATACCTATAAATACATTTAAATTATTATTAATACTACTACTAGTATATAATTTTTCACCTGAGTTTTGTCCAATAATTACAGAATCAAAATCAAATTTAATATTTTCTGAAGAAGACATGTCTAAACCACCATTATAATTTGTTGTACTACTCATTAAATATTACAATTATTTAATATTTTAAATAAATTATTTAATCCAAATACAAAAACACTTGTAAAAATTATCGGTGTATAGATATATATATTATCTATATAATTATTAATTTTGTTATTTATTTCATTTAATACAATAACATTATATAAATTATGATCATCGTAATCATAATTATATAAATTAAATTCTTTTTGTGTTGTTACATAAGCATAAAAATTATATAAATCTTTAGTATTATAATTTGTCAATTTATTCATTATATAACACAAATAATTTAATTGTTTATATATTTTAGAATGAAAAAAAAATCAGGAGGGACTAATTATATCACTGGGCCATATGGAGCATCAGATCATGCAATAGCTTTAAAAACACAAACAGGTATTATTAGCCCTGTACCATCTAATCATAATCATCCAACAAGTTCTTTTGCTGCTAATGCCGAATTAATAACAGATTCTCAACAAGCTGGAGGTGGTAGTTTAAGTAAAAAATATAAATTAATTGGAAAATTATTAAATAATTTAAGTAATAAATACAAAAAAAACGTAAAAACTAATTTAAAATTAGAAATAAATAAACTTAAATTATAATGATGGTATTATTGGATAATTTAATTCTTCGCATATTTTTTTCCATATTTGGTCTTGCAAATATAGTTTTTCACGACTTTTTAATAAAGGAAAGTATTTTAAATACTCATTTAATCCTAATATTTGAAAAAATTTATATAAAACATAACTATATGATAAGAAGTTTTTTCTATCTTTTGGACAATGTTTTAAGAAAGGTCCTTGTATATCTCTAAACATAATACATAATTTTTCTTCTAATTCTGCTGAAAATTGAGGAGTAGGAAGTCCATTAATTCTATTTAATATATAATTAATATGTTCATAATATTTATTAATTCTTAATCGTTTTAAAATTTCTCGCATTTTGGTATATGTTATTTTTTTTGTATCTATGATTTTTTCTTTTTTTATTTCTCCTAATATTTTTTCAAATATATCATCTGGTATATCTGTACTTTCTTTACCTTGTACTTGATTACACCATTCTCTAAAGTGATTAATTCTTTTATAACTAAAATGTGATGTATCTTTAGTATTTTGTTTTAATATTGGTCTATTTTGTTCTACAAGTAATGTTTCTTGATAGCCACATTTTTCACAAACTAATATTGCTTCGTGTTGTAGACAAGTTAATTTTGTATCACATTCTTTACATATTTCTAAATTTTCTTTACTTGTTTTTTTAATATGTTTTTTATCTGTTAAAGATAAATATTCATCAACTAATTGACTTTTATCTGTATTTAAATTATTTACTGTTTCACTTTTATTATTTAAAGCATCTAAAATAGTTTTTTGATTTGTAAAAATATTTTTAGATTCCTTTTCAATCATATCATAATAATTAAATAGTATATGACTAGTATCGTTATAGTAATCTACTTCATTATATTTAACTAAATCTTTTATTTTTTTATCAATCTTGATAATTTCTTCTTTAATTAAGATATTTGAATTCCATAAATTATCATAATTTGAATCTAAAATATTATTATCATTTAATATTAAAATATTTGAAGAAAGAAAATCTACTTTTTTATTTAAATAATCTCTTTTATCTATATAATCATCATATTCCTTTTTTTTATTTTCAAAATCTTTAATTATATTTAAATGCATTATATTCAAAGTACAATTGTCTTTATTGGCCATATTATTTATTCTTTTTTTTGAAGTTTTATCTTTAAACATTGTTTAATGTATATTATTTTAAATAAAACATGTTTTTATATCTAAATATTTTTTTCTAATGTATTAGTATAAGATACTATATATTATGGGCGGCGGTCTATTACAATTAGTTGCGTATGGTGCACAAGATGTTTACTTAACTGGTAATCCACAAATTACTTTTTTCAAAGTTGTATATAGAAGACATACTAATTTCGCCATTGAATCTATAAGACAAGTTTTCAATGGACAAGCTGAATATGGTAATACTATAATTTGTCAAATATCCAGAAATGGTGATTTAATAAATCGTTCCTATGTTGAACTTGATATAAAAGGATTAAGTTTTGATATAAACAGTAGTAATAAAACTAAATATGTAGATTATTTAGGATTAAAAATATTAAAGAGTGTAGTATGCGAAATAGGTGGTCAACAAGTAGATAAACATTACTCAGATTGGATGTATATTTGGAATGAATTATCTTTACCTATTGGTAAAAGATTTGGTTATGATAAAATGGTAGGGGCAAATGGTGATTATTTATCTAAAGTATTATCTAATTATAAAACAAAATTATCTATTCCTTTAGAGTTTTGGTTTTGTAGAAATGTAGGTTTGGCATTGCCTTTAATTGCTTTACAATATCATGAAGTAAAATTTAAAATAGAATTTTCAACTGCTGGTGAAATAGCGTATAATGTAAATGCTTTAGGTGATCCTGATAATAATCCTGTAACAACTATAGACCCATTTGAATGTAACATTTATGTGGATTATATTTATTTAGACACCGATGAAAGAAGAAAATTTGCTCAATTATCTCATGAATATTTAATTGAACAATTACAATTTACAGGAGAAGAACAATATAATCAACAAATAAGATTAAACTTTAATCATCCTTGTAAAGAATTGATATGGGTTTCTAAATGGCCACAAGATAACATAGATAGTAAAAAGAACCACGTTGCTAATTGGAATAATTATTCAAGTGAAGAATTACCAGATAATGGGGAAGGGGGAAAAAATCCTTTTGTTTCTTGTGATATAAAATTAAATGGTACTGATCGTATAGCTAAAAGAGATGGTTCTTATTTTGATTTAGTTCAACCATATCAACACCATACTAATATTCCTAAGAATGGTGGTATTAATGTGTATTCATTTGCTATAAAACCTGAGGAACATCAACCATCTGGAACTTTAAATATGTCAAGAATAGATAGTGCTCATCTAAATGTTAAAATAGATGATAGTTCGGGTAAAAAAACTGGTAGTTTATTAATTTATGCTGTAAATTATAACGTTTTGCGTATAATGTCAGGAATGGGTGGCTTAGCTTATTCTAATTAATTTTAATATGTTAAAAATCTAGATTTATTTTTTCTTTGTTATAATTAGATATATAGTATATAATGGGAGGAGGTCTTTTACAATTAGTTGCATATGGTGCCCAAGATGTTTATTTAACTGGTAATCCACAAATTACCTTTTTCAAAGTTGTTTATAGAAGACACACTAACTTTGCTTTAGAATCTATACAACAAACTTTTAACGGTTCCGTAAGTTTCGGTCAACGTGTAACCGCTACTATATCAAGAAATGGTGATTTAATCTCAAGAGCTTATTTAGTTATGAGTTGTGAAACTGATCATCATTCAGACAATACTTTAGCAAGTTCTAAAATTGCAGTTCCTTATTTAGGTTTACGTGCTATTAAAACAGCTGAAGTAGAAATTGGTGGTCAAAAAATAGATAAACATTATTCTGATTGGATGTATATCTGGAACGAATTATCTTTACCAGTAGGCAAAAAAGAAGGTTATTATAAAATGGTTGGTGGTGCCGGTGGAGTAGTATCAGGAAAAATGTATGTACCTTTAGAATTCTGGTTCTGTAGAAATATTGGTTTAGCATTACCTTTAATAGCTTTACAATATCATGAAGTAAAACTTACTATAGAATTTGCTAGCGGTGGAAATTGTGCTGTCTATGGGTCTGATGATTTAACTGGATTAAAAGCAGAATTATGGATTGATTATATTTATTTAGATACCGATGAAAGACGTAAATTCGCCCAATCTTCACACGAATATTTAATTGAACAATTACAATTTACTGGTAAAGAATCTGTACCTAACAATAAAGCAAAAGTTAAATTAAATTTCAATCATCCTGTAAAAGAATTAGTTTGGGTTGGTCATGGCATGTCTACTAATAAATGCTGGATGAATTATACAAATGATGTTACAGGAGTTACTGAATTATATGATATATCTGCTACGGGGGACAGCAACGACCCTAAAAATATAATATCTTCTTATGAAGATATAGCTAAAAAGTTTGGTCCAAACAGTGGTGAAACAAATCGTGTAAGTTCAGCTAAATTAATATTAAATGGCAATGACAGATTTTATGCGAGAGATGGTGATTATTTCAATTTAGTACAACCTTTCCAACATCACGAAAATATTCCTAATAACCGTGGTATCAATGTTTATTCATTTGCGTTAAAACCTGAAGAACATCAACCATCCGGAACTTTAAATATGTCTAGAATAGATACTGCTACTTTAGATTTAGAATTTTCAGATGCGAAAGTATCAGAATTATCAATATATGCTGTAAATTATAACGTTTTACGTATATTATCCGGTATGGGTGGTATTGCTTACTCTAATTAAGTTTTATTATGTTAAAAATCTAAAATTATTTTTTCTTTGTTATAATTAGATATATAGTATATAATGGGAGGAGGTCTTTTACAATTAGTTGCATATGGTGCTCAAGATGTTTATTTAACTGGTAATCCACAAATTACCTTTTTCAAAGTTGTTTATAGAAGACACACTAATTTCGCTTTAGAATCTATACAACAAACTTTTAACGGTTCCGTAAATTTCGGTCAACGTGTAACCGCTACTATATCAAGAAATGGTGATTTAATCTCAAGAGCTTATTTAGTTATGGAATGTACTGGTAATACTGCTGTTCCTTATTTAGGCTTACGTGCTATCAAAACTGCTGAAGTAGAAATTGGAGGACAAAAAATAGATAAACATTATTCTGATTGGATGTATATCTGGAACGAATTATCTTTACCAGTAGGCAAAAAAGAAGGTTATTATAAAATGGTTGGTGGCAAAGGTGGTACCGTAGGTAAAATGTATGTACCATTAGAATTTTGGTTCTGCAGAAATATTGGTTTAGCATTACCTTTAATTGCTTTACAATATCATGAAGTAAAAGTTGTTATTGAATTTGCTACTAGCAGTGAATGTGGTTCTTTAACAAACTTAACAGCAGAATTATGGGTAGATTATATTTATTTAGATACCGATGAAAGACGTAAATTCGCTCAATCTTCACACGAATATTTAATTGAACAATTA